GAAAGCACGAGGGCATAAACCACGTAACATATTTGGTTACTATAAAAGTAAATTGGGTTCTTTTGGTAGAGCAAATAAAGGATATGATTCTTTTAGGTTTATTGATAGTGATCCCAATGAGGCAGAAGTGGTAATTAAATTCGATACTGATGAAGACATAGAAGATGAATTAGTAAAGTATTGGGGAGAAGGAAAAGAACCTTGGGAATACAGGTTTCTTGATAATGAAATGTTTAAAATGAAAACGGACTTTGAGTGCCCCGATTATAGCATGGAAATGATTATGAAAGATATTTGTTTCTTGAATCTGGAAATCGAAAAGGTTCGTAAGGGTAAATCTGGCGATATTGTTAAATTAATTAACACGAGAAGCACGTTAATGAATGATGGCAACTTAAAACCAGTCCAGTCAACGGGTGCAGATAGAAATGAGAGGGTTAGCTTTGGAGTATTTATTAAGAAATGGGAAAATGAAAAACCGATAGAAAAACGTTTGGACAATGAAATGAAACAATACATAGATACATTTTTTATTGGTCATTTAGCAAAAATGGAAGGCTTGGACAATGAAATTGTCAGGCAATATGAAGAAGCATTAAATGAATATACGATTGATTTTGATAAAGATATAAATTTTATAGAAGAAGATGATCAGAATATAAATTACGAAGAAGTTGATGAGCAATGAGATATGAAAACTTCCAAGTAAAAAGAAACAAAAATTATAAAGCCGTTGGTTTGTATGATAAAAAAGCTAATTATAATAAGTCAACGGAGAAACTTACGAAATCAGAGAGGCTCATGCAGGGAATAGCTGAATGGGCTTCTTTTTATAGGGCACGTCCAGATATATTTGTTGATGATTATCTTGGAATTACCTTAAAACCTTTTCAAAAGATATTGCTTTTTGTAATGATGCACTATAATTACACCATGTTTTTTGCTAGCCGGGGATTGGGAAAAACATGGTTGGTTGCTTTGTATTGTGTTGTAAGATGTATTCTCTATCCGGGTACGAAAATTATTGTCGCCTCAAAGACAAGAGATCAGGCGATGGTTTTAGTTTCAGAAAAAATACCTGAATTAATAAACCTATCTACAACCGGAATGATTCAACGAGAAATTGATGGCAGTATCAGAACGTCTCTCAATGTTTCCGACCCCAATGTTGTTTTCTTAAATGGTTCTTGGATTAAGGTAGTTGCTTCAACTCAAACTGCAAGAAGTCGCAGGGCTAATATTTTAGTTTTAGATGAGTTTAGAATGATTGATCCCTTGATTTACCGGAATGTATTAAGAAGGTTTTTGGCTGTTTCGAGACAGCCCGGTTATCTTAAAATAGAAGAATATAAAAACAAAAAAGAATACATGGAACGAAATCAGGAAATATTTATAAGCTCTCCCTACTACAAGTATAATTGGGCTTACATGCGCTATTCTGTATTCGTTAAATCCATGCTTCAAGGCAAGGGGTATTTTGTGTGTGGTTTACCATATCAGATTGCTATTAAGGAAGGCTTGGCTAATAAGCAACAGTTAATTGACGAAATGCAGGAAGAGGATTTAGACTTCATCGGTTGGCGAATGGAGATGGAATGCCTCTTCTTCGGTGAAAGCGAAAAGGCATATTTTAAAACAGAAGAGCTTAATAACATTAAGAAAATAAATTTCCCTATTTATGGCAAAGAATTACGGGACAAAATAAAAAACAAGGTTCTTATTCAAAAGAAAACACCTAATGAAGTTAGGATTTTGAGTTGTGACATTGCCTTGCTCGGCGGCGATCAGAATGACGCTTCGGTTTTTACGCTGATAGTAGGTAAGAAAACTGCTAATGGAACTAAATATAAAAGATATGTCAAAAATATTACTGCATGTCAGGGAATTCATCCCGAAGTGCAGGCTTTAATGATTAGAAGGTTGTTTGATGATTATGATTGTGATTATATTGTTTTGGATATGCGTGGAAATGGCATTAGTGTCTACAGTTATTTATGTAAGAAACTTTACGATAATGAAAGAAAAGTTGAATATATACCGTTTTGTTCCCTTAATGAATTTAGTGACCCCAAGCTGGAAGCATACCACCTTGAAGAAGAATATGAGCAGAGGATATATACCGTTTCTCCTACCGAAGAATTTAACCATGATATTGCATTAGACTTGAAAGATAAAATTGTTAATCAAAGAATTGAACTTTTAATATCAAAAGAAGATGCAATGGAACTTTTAATGCAGGAACAGTGGTTTGTCAAAAACTTATCCCCTGAAGAAAAAGCAGACTTTTTAATGCCATACATACAGACCAATTTATTACAAACTGAAATGGTTTTGCTTGAACGGCAAGACCATCCTCGTTATATCAAATTGAAAGAGCCACCCGGTAAAAGGAAAGACAGATATTCAAGTTTAGCTTATGGTAATTATTTTATAAGCATACTTGAAAAAGATTTGGTTAAGAAAGAGAAAGATTTTGATATTTCGTTATTGTTTAATTTCAAGAAGCCTCAAATTAGAAAGAGGTAGAGGAGGGTAGATATGACCGAAGATGTTGTTGTATTAGACAAGAAGCCCAGCGAAGATGATTTAAGGATTCAAGAATTAATGAGACTTAGCTTTAGGGATTTAGCTAGGCTGGTAAAGCGTGATTTAAACGAGAACGAAACAACAATGTATACTTTTTCTAGAAGCTTTAATAGAGATGATGTGCAGAGGTGGATTACAAACCCGCAAAAATACGAAAAGCAACTTAGACAGGTGGTTAGATTTTTATTCTTTGCAAGTTCGCATTTCAGAAGGGCTGTCTTATATTTTGCTACATTGCCTTTATTTAAATATACCGTAGAAATGTATGGTGCTGATTTTAAAACCTTAGATACGGATGTTGTTAGAAAAAAGTATATTGATACAGTAAATTTCTTAGAGGTAATGAATCTGGAACATGAATTATCTAAAGTAAGTTTGATGTGCTGGCTTGAAGACATATTTTATGGTTATGAATATAGACTTAAAGATAGCTATTTTATTCAAATGCTTAATCCTGACTACTGCCGGATTTCATCAATTGAGGATGGTGTTTTTAATTTCCAGTTTGATTTTTCGTATTTTAATACTAGAAAAGCAGAGTTAGACAGATTTGACCCTGAGTTTAAAGAAAAATATGAGATATATCTATCCAATAGAAGAAATAAGAGATGGCAAGAGTTGGATTCCAATAAGACAATATGTATCAAGATAAACGAAAACTTCGATTACTGCGTCCCTCCCCTCTCAGGCATTCTTGAATCTTTATATGATATTGAAGATTTTAAGCAATTAAAGAAAGCAAGAACCGAGCTTGATAATTATTTAATACTTGTTTTTGGCATTCCTTATCTTAAAGATAAGGACAAGGCGAATAATTTTGCTTTATCTCAGGACAAAGCTTTAGAATTTTTCAACATGGCAATTTCTTATTTGCCTGACCAAGTAGGCGCAATATTGTCTCCATTTGAGAGAATAGATGCTATTCGAGTAGACAGGTCTGACAAGGCGGTTGATACTGTTGCCGAAGCAGAACGTGCTTTCTATAATGATGCGGGTATTAGTCAGTTGCTATTTAGCTCGCAAGATGCTTCGGGGGCAGCTTTAACAAAAAGTGTTATGGTTGACGAAATGCTTATTTTTAAGTTTTTAAAGCAATGCGAAAGATGGGTTAACCGCAAGCTTAAGAATTATAATAAGAAAATATTTTTTAGAACACACTTTTTGGAATTAACCCACATGAATAAAAACGAATATATTGATAACCTAAAAAATGCGGCTAGCCTTGGAGCGCCCGTGAAAATGAGATATGCTGTTGCTCTGGGATTAACTCCTAGTGCCGTTTTGCACAATGAATTTGTAGAAAATCAGGTGTTTGACATAGCGAATACCTGGGTGCCCTTATCGAGTAGCTATACGCAATCTTCAAGGCAGGATGAGGGCGGAAGACCCAAGGTTGACGAGGATAATTTAAGTCCCGAAGGCGAAAAGACAAGGGAACGTGGAGATAACGATCCCGACAATAGAGATTACTAACATAAAAGGGGGAAGGTATAATTGTGAAGTTTATCCACTGCTTTAGTGAGGAATTAAAAAATAAATTATTGCAATCCGGTTTCAGGCTGTTGTATCAAGGCAACAGCTTTTTTATTTTCGAAAACAATTCAAGTCTGCATTTTGATTTTACTGGTTTTAATAAGTCTCAGTTTATCTTTAGCAATAAATTAGTCGTATAACTGAAAGGGGGTGAAGAAAAAGATTGAGCAAATTACAAGAACTAAAGCATTTATCACTTGCCGCTACATATGAGGTTGATGACAGTTTTGATTCGGACAAGTTTATCAAGCTTCGATTAAGGGTTTGTCATGAAGGCAAAAACCCGAATCAAAGCTATTTTGAACCAGAGAATATTGAAAAAGCCAAAGATTCCCTTGCTAATATTCCCATTCTTGCTCATGTAGTAGAAGACAGCGAAGGCAACCTTGATTTTGGCGGACATGATATGACAATTGAAAAAAACAAAATTGGGGATGGTGATGACTATAGAATTATTTATTTAGAAACTCCTATTGGGCTTGTGCCTGAGACAAATAATTATGCCTACGAGGAACATGATGGCAGGAACTATGTATTTTGTGATGCCTATGTGTGGCGTGATTACAGCAATTACGCCGAAGACATTATTGAAAGAGATAAAGAAATCAAGCTGTCAATGGAAATCATTGTTGATGGATATGAGTATGATGCCAAAGAAAAAGTCTTAAACATTATTGACTATCGTTATCAAGGCATCACCCTATTGGGGAAAGACCATGGCACAGGCATGATAGATGCTTTAGCGACAACCGAAACTTTTTCGAGTGATGCCAGCAAGGAAAAACTCTTGAAGATGATGGAAGAGTTGAAAGAAGAGTTGAAAGAAGCTCTTTCTGAGAATGAAGGAGGGAATGAAGTGGATAATGACAAGAAAGATGTAATGGAAAACCAGGAGCATGAAAAGTATATTAAGTCGTTTGAGATTTCTCACGAAGACATTCGTTATGCGCTTTATATGTTACTTGAGCCGGTAGAAACTGAAGACAACGAATATTACTGGATCGATACTGTTTTTGATGATAGGTTTGAGTATAGTAATTGGGGTTTAACGAAAATTTATCGCCAGTATTATGAAGTCGGTGAAGACGATGTTGTGAGATTTGTAGGCGACAGGATCGAGCTTTTCCAGGAGAGGCTCACCAAAGAAGAAAAAGAAGCACTTGATGCTATGAGAAATAACTATGCGTTATTAGAAGAAGAAAATAAATTTTTGAAAGCATTCAAAGAACAAAAATTAAAGGAAGAACGTATATGGGCAGAGGGAGAACTATTTGCTCAGTTTGATGAGCAGTTAAAGGATAATGAGGAATATATCAAGCTAAAGGAGAATGCTTCGCAGTTTACGCTAGAACAGCTTGAAAAAGAAATTGCTTACATTGTAGTTAGGAGCAATTCTAGCTTCAAGTTTTTTGGCAACAAACCCAATAAAAAAATTAATACAGTTAAAATCGACCTTCCTTCCAGAGAAGATGCGAAGGAAGAAAAATACGATGAAATATTAGAAAAATATCTAAAAGGAGGAAAATAAATATGGCGTATGGTGTTGTTAGAACTGATAATGTAAAGGCTACTAAAAATGGTAACATTAGGTCGGCAAAGTTCTATGATGCTAGTGGCAATGCTGCCGCTATTGAAAACGGCATGTTGGTTGAGGTAAGTGAGCTTTTAAATGCATCAACAAATCGTGAGATTTTCAAGGCTGTTACTCCTTCTGCTGGTACTGCATTGAATATTGGTATTGTGGCTACACCTGAATTGATTTATGACGAGTCTCTTAAATCTAAAGGGGCATTGGAAAACTTCAGGAATGAAGCAGGCATGCCTATTACTGTATTAATGCTTGCCCCTGGAGATATCCTGAGCGTTTCTGATGAGTGTATTGACCCCATTAATGGCAGCACTCCTGTTGCAAAGGGGCAGTATGTCTATCTTACAACCTCTACCAAATGGAAGGCGGTGGCGGATCTTAATGGGGTTACATCTTCTTTGACTGGTCAAATTATCGCCCGTGAATTGTACAAGCAGGGCAAGTACTTGAACGTTATCAGGGTTGATGTTGCTAATTAGCTTCATTTTATTAATATAAAAAAGGAGGAAATATAATGAGCGAAAGAACTCAATTAGTAGAGATGGCAAGGGATGTTTATAAAAATAGATTTTCGCACAGTAAATATACAAAAGAAGATGCTTGCGAAGCTCTTAGGAACAAACTTGTAGACCTTAATGGCGGGTCTACGATATTAGATTACAAGGCATTCCGCCGGAATAAAACGGATATGTTTGAAATTATTGAAGATATTCTTACCGTAACCGTGCTGGAAGGGCTTCCTGATGATAATTTCTTCCGGCAGTTTGTTGAATTTAAGAACCTGAAGTTGGGGGATCAGAACTCTTTCTACGTCCCCGACAGAACAAAGCTTGTTGTTTCAGAAATTGCAGATGGAACCACTGCGTTAAGACGGCAGCGTTTGGATGTTGGAACCAATGAAAGCATTCCCACCACTATCAAAGGCATTAAGATTTACGAACACCTCAGCCGTTTGTTGAGTGGGCGGGTTGATTTTACTAAATGGCTTGACGAAATCGAAAAAGCTTTTCGCCTGAAAATTAACGATGATATTTATACTGCTTTTACCAATTCTTTCAACGATTCTGCGCTGTCTTCATTTGTTGTAAATGGTTCATTTGATGAAGACAACATGATTGACCTTGTTGAACATGTTGAAGCTGCTAGCGGCAGGCAAGCAATCATCGTGGGAACCATGAAGGCTTTGCGGAAAATTACTACTGCTATTGTATCTGATTCGGCCAAGGAAGACGTTTACAAAATGGGCCACTATGGAAGCTTCAACGGCACCCCCATGATGAGAATCCGCCAGGTTCATACCGTTGGTAGCTATAGCTTTAAGCTGTCGTCAAGTGATGTTTATGTTGTAACAACTGCTGAAAGACCCGTAAAATTCGTAACCGAAGGCGAAGCCTTAATTGTATCTGGTGATGCTCTTGGAAATAGTGATTTAACGCAGGAATATTTCATTGCAAATAAGTACGGCGTAGGCGTAGTTATTACTGACCTTTACGGGATGTATTCAATTAGCGACTAATTAAATTAAAAGGAGCAAAAGGAGGATCTTTCTTTATGAAAGTTTATGAACTATCAAGAGAACTTAATATTCCCAATAAGGAATTTCTCAAATTCATACAAAATTTAGGGATAAATGCTAAGAGCCACTTGAACATGTTGGATAAAGGTGATATTGCAAAAATAAAAACTGCTTTGGGGGAGAAGATTGCAGAAACGATGGTCTCCCCCAAAACAGAACAAAAAGAAGTAAAGAAAAAATGGGAACCTGATTTAAAACGCTTGATTTGCATCGAAAATATCTCTAGAGGGAAATTGATTTACGTTAGCAAGCGCCAAGTTGGATATATTGTGGAATGGCCCCATCCAGGAGATATCAACTACATTGAATTAGAAGAATTTATCAATTTAAAAAATACGGATAGACGTTTTATCACTGAACCTTGGATAAGAATTAAAGAAGATGATGAAATTGAAATCTTAAAATATGCCGGTATTTATAAGTATTACCAGCACATAATCAAAATCAATGAACCGAGAGACATTTTACTATCCGATTTCCAAACATTTAAGGCTAAATTTGATAGGTTACCGGAGGGTTATAAAAATACTATTGCAGAATACGCCGCAAAATTGATGCGTTCTGGAGAATTAGATTCTATAAAAATAAAAGAACACATTGAAAAAAGCTTGGGAATCGATTTAGACTGGATGGCTCGTGATGACTATAGAGAGAGGGAATAAAGAATGGCTACTCCATACTCTATGATAGATGATATGTTTTTGAGTGATATAAAAGACGATGAGCTGTTGCTATATGATGTTGATGATAGAAACGAAATATTAGACAACTTGAGAAGAAAGGCAATTGCTCAATTCAAATGTTGCCTAAAAGATTTATCGGACAGAAATGAACAAGAAAGACAATTTAACGCAGATTTAACGGATGAGGAAATACTCATCCTTGCTACCGCTATGCGTAAATTCTGGCTGAACGATAAAATTTATGACCTCAAGCTGTTAAAACAAAGAATGTCAACTAAAGACTGGAAGATGACTTCTCAAGCTGAACATTTGCTTAGATTAATGGATTTAAAAAGGGAGACGGATAAAGAACTCAGCAGGATGATTGTTGACTATACTTTTTATTCTTATCCCTTGAAAAAGTAGGTGTTGTCCATTGCCGATGATTCAAACTAATTATAACGCTATTCCCGATGAATTGTTCGGTAATTATTTAAACTATATTATAGGCAAGGTTTATAAGATTTTATGTATGCGTGAAGAAGATGATAAGACGTTGGAGAAATACATGCGCAGTCTGCAACGTGAATTAACTGGTAATCAGGAATTAATTGTTAAACTGAAATATGACAGCGACTTTTTATCTTTGCTAGGCAAAATTGAATTTTTAATTCACCACGATCCAGACTTGCCTATTTATAAGAAAGATGTCTTTGACAGTATTTCTTTAATTAAGAAAATGCAAGAAAAGTACTTTGAAAAGGAGGAATAATATTTGGATAAATTTGTAGAGATTCTTATACAACCGAAATGGTTTGCTGATGACATCCCTTCTTCGCCCAAAAAAGCCTCTGCTACTTTAACTATTAGTGGAAATGTTTCTGAAGAAGAAACTGTTACCATTGGTTCTGAAGTTTATGAATTTGTTGAAAGTGCAAGTCAGGAGCCTACTACTAATATTGAAGTAGTTTTGGGGGACACGGAAGTAGCGAAAAACGTTGCTGCCGAAAAATTGGAGGCTGCAATTAATGAGATTTCGCAAATTGTAACGGCTGAGAAAATAGAAGTAGATGATGATGTTGCTGTTGTTGTATCGTATAAAAAAGTTGGCACTGAAGGAAATGAAATTGATATTGATACTGATTGTACAAATGCTTCTTGGGATGATAGTGCTGAAAACTTGTCAGGTGGCAAGTATGGCACTCCTTGTCCCATAACGGGGCTTGGAATTCGTGTTCAAGATGATTCGACTCCCCCGAATGATATTTATTATATTTGCACCAAAGCTGGCGGGGCGGAAACCGTTGAATGGAAAAAGGTTCAATTGCTAGATGTAAATGATGAAGATTGATGATGGATATGAAACATAAAAGCCCATTTGAGGTGAAGGGGTATGGTCAATTGGGATTTATACGAAAAAAGACTATCGGTAAATGGGGATTCTTATAGGGAAAGAGAAATTAATTCAATCAAAAAAGCTATTTTAGACGATTTTAAGGATATCCCTTCTTACCGTGAAGTGCATGTAAACGATTCGGCGTATATTAACATTCAAGTTTTTAACACCAATTATTATGACATTAAGACGATTGAAGTTGAACCGAATAAAACAATAAACATTGGAGACATCTTACAGTTTGACGATGGCAAATGGATGTGTTTTGAAATAGACAAAACCAATCCCATTTGTCATACGGGCAAGGTGCATCTTTGTGCTGGCACATTCTCTTTTTATAAGGCTGGCGTTACTCCTAATGCGGTTGATGTGCCCTATGTTGTATTCGACAATATTTCATTAACAAAAATGGGTATTGATAACAACAAATACATGGCTACTCCAGACAGCCGCATGATGATCGTAATAAGAGACGATTCCATCAACAAGCATATTGAGCGTGGCGATAAGTTTGTGTTTTACGCTAATGGTGAAATTAAAGATATTTATCGTGTAATTGATTTGAATCGTATGCGAACTCCTGGCTTATTCATTTTAGAGTTAGATTTTTACAGTAAAAATGACCAGGAAGAAATTGCTTCTCCCCCCTCCCCCACTCCGCCTGATACAGGCTATGAAATATTGGGAGCGGATGAAATCAAATATGGACAAACGGTTACTTATACGGCGAAAAAGTATGTAGACAAGCAGGAAATTCCCGCAAGGTTTACTTTTTCTATTATTGCTACTGATGGTGTGCCGGGTATTGCTTATACCCTGACTATTACTGCCGATAATCAATGCACAATTAAGTGTAACGATTATGTTTATGAAATTACTCTTCGTGCCACAGAGACGGAAAATGAAAATAATTTTATCGAGAAGCAAATTAAATTAATCTCATTTTTATAGAAGGGGAGGTGCGTTTATATACATAATCTAAGCAGGAATAAGGTTTTGTTGCTTAAGGGGCTTTTAAACAATGATGATTTGGTTAAGGCGTTAATTTATATTGACCCTGATTTTTTATCAAAAAGTATTCCTTCCGATTTTGACCGCACCTCCCTTTTGTATGATAGGATTTGGCCTTTTAGGTATGTGCCTGATATTCAAGACGAAGGAAAGTCCC